CAGCTAATACTTTTACATGTAACTTTCAAGATGGTACTAATTTTAAAGTAAACTGTAATAATGCACTTACTACATTAGCATTAACAGTAACTAACGCTGATCTAGGTAAGTCTGGTATAATAGTAATAATAAATCACGCAAGTGGTTCTACATTTGCTGCGCTACCTAACTATATGAAAACACCAGATGGTGCTAACCCAGCGTTTGTAACAACAGGTGGTGCAATATCTATCATATCGTACTTTGTATTAGAGCAAGATAAAATATTAATTAATTACGTAGGTAATTTTTCCTAAAAAAGCGTAATTATACCTTAAACCAAAGAGCGTAAATAAGATCCGCTTAACCAAGTATCTTAAACCTAAAACCAATAAAATGACATATTTTTATTACAAAACCAGCACTTGGGGTAACTCCGAACCTCAAGTAACCGAGGAAACCGTAAACTTTTGGAAACACCTCGTAGAAAAAAAGAACTGGAGAATAACTCAACTACCTAACGGTTTTTATCAGACTGAATATAAAAATCAAGAAGATAAATGGGTTGATGTAACTAGAAGAGAAACTATTGACGGCGCCGAAGCTGCAATTAATAGTAGCATCGATCACTACAATAAAAGGTTAGACTTTGTAAAAGGACCTAAAGTAGTTAAAGAATTTAAATAGGTAATAAACTTAAATTTAATTAAATGGAATATAATCAACCTAGTCAGATCGTAAAAGATCTGAACTTTGGTAAATCAGCCAAAGATAAAATTATTGATGGAGTAGAAAAATTAAACAATGCGGTTAAATCTACTCTTGGCGCTTCTGGTAAGTGTGTTATCTATGAAGACGCATTAGGAAAACCGGTGATAACAAAAGATGGTGTAACGGTAGCTCAGTCCGTAGTCTTATTTGATCCGGTTGAAAATATAGGTGCAACGCTAATAAAAGAAGCTGCTAACAATACAGTGAAAGAAGCAGGTGACGGTACTACTACAGCTACTGTCCTTGCTCATTCGCTTTTAGAAATAGTAGAAAACAGTGACAATGGTAACATACGAGAAATTAAAGAAGGTATTAAAACAGGTTTTGACAAAGTTGTTAAGTATCTGGAAAAAGAAAGTGTGGCCGTTAATAAAAGCTTGTTGGAACAAGTTGCTACAATATCTACAAATAATGATGAGGAGCTTGGTAAAATTATATCAAAAGCTTACAACAAGGTAGGTAAAGATGGTGTGGTGTTAATGGAAGGATCACCAACTGGTGAAACTTACGTTGATGTAGTTGATGGTATACAAATAAAATCACCATTAAAATCACCGCATTTATTAACAGACAAGGACAGAGGTGTAGCAGAACTAGATAATCCACTAGTATTAATCACATCGTCACCAATACCTAATATACGTAAAATACAAAACATATTAGAGTATTGTATAAAGAAAAATAGAGCCTTACTTATTATAGGTGAAGTTGAACAACAACCTAAAGCTGCTTTATTAACTAACAAAGTTAAAGGTAACATAAAAGTTAATTTTATTGATCTACCTGGCTTTGGTCCTACTAGACAAGATACTATTGAAGATCTTGCTATAGTTACAGGCGCAAAAGTAATAAACGAAGAGCTTGGTGATGATTTTGATTTAATAGATCCTGACTGTTTAGGTGAAGCTGTTAAAACAGTGACTGATAGCAAACATACGGTATTTACTGTAAATAAATCAGGTAAAGACTTAAAACAGCGTATAAAACAAGTAAAAGATATTATAAAGAAAGAGGATAAAAATCCTTTTTTAAAGAAGAAGCATGAAGAAAGATTAGCTATATTAAATGGATCTGTTGGTATTGTATTTGTAGGTGCTGATAGTGAAGTTGAGCTAAAAGAAAAGAAAGACAGAGTTGAAGACGCTATATATGCTACTAAAGCTGCTTTACAAGAAGGTATAGTGCCTGGAGGTGGCGTTGCTTTGTTAAATGCTTCTTATTCTATAAAACCTAGTAACATAGGTGAAGAAATGTTATTTAAATCTATAAGAAAACCTTTTGATACCATATTAGAAAATGCTGGTATCAATGAAAACGCTAGTAAACTCCTTGTTTTAGATAAAGGGCAAGGTGTTGATGTAGTAACAGGTAAAAATGTAGATATGATAAAAGCTGGTATTATTGATCCGGTTTTGGTTACAAAATCGGCGCTCAAAAATGCTGTTTC